TATTTGTAGACCTGGAAAATTTTGGGGGCAAAGTGCCGATCCGTCAAATACTCGACACCTTGCTGACGCACGGCCCCGTTCTGGTACGAAGGGCGTATGGCAATATCCAGACCGTGGACCCCAAGAACCTGGATGCCTTTTCCGAGGAGGGGTTCGAGATCCATCATACCCATCCCACCAATAATTTCACCATGAAGAATTCGAGCGACATTCGTATGGTCTTGGACGTCTTGGATTGTTCGGTACGGTCGCCTTCCCTTAACATGATTACCCTGGTGTCGGGCGATTCCGACATGCTCCCCCTGGTCAGCAAGTTGAGGGAACGAAATATCCAGGTGTGGGGATTCGCCCATCGTAAGAGCTGTAACAAGCTTCTTGTGAAACAGATGGACAATTTTGAATTCTTGTCGGGGAACGACGATGCCACCGAAGACAATGAACATCCATCCACACCGTCACGGTTACCGTTGACACCACGCAACACCAGCACCAAACAACCCGCGAGATCGCGCGCGTCCTCCATCGTTGAAGAGGATGAAAAAGAAATCATTTCCACCCTTCCCATCACGGACGTGGTCCTCGACGTGGTGACCGAGCTCCTGGGAAAACACGAACGCGTGGAAATTGGCAAGGTGTTGGATGCGGTAAGGAGACGGTCTCCGGATTGGGTCAAACCCAAGGGTCGTTTCAAGACCTTCCTCAAGGACATTTTTAAACAGAAAAACATGGTTCATTACGTGACCGAACACGGGTACTTGTTTGATAGCAGTCGTTAATAAAGGCTGAAACGAACCTTATTTTTTTTGTATGAGAAAAAATAAGCACAAAATAAAATTTTAATTTGGAACAGTAAAGAAGATAGATGAATGCTTTTATTGTTCGACACGCGGACCGTATTAGCGAAGAGCCTTACCATCTCACATCAAAGGGAAAGAAACGTGCGGAAAAATACGCCACGGTGCTTTACAAGCTTTTTTATGAAAAATTTGGAAAGGTCCCCGAGGCCATTTATCTGAAACCCCCAGACGAAGTCTATGGAAATTACGGAATCCAATGCCAACAAACCATGATGCCCATGGCGTTTGAAAAAAACCTTCCCATCTTTCATTTTCAGAATGAAGGAGACCTCGATATCAGGTATAAGAACGTGATCATTTGTTGTGAACACAAGATGATTGTCCACTTGGTACAAGTCCATTTCAAAATAGGAGCCGAACCCTTTCCTTTTTTTTGGACGCATGATAATTTTTGTACGGTGCTCCAGATTCATCATGGCGAGTATGTGGGCGCGTTTCCCATGTATATGGACGAGAGCGAAACTGAAATTTTCCAACGGTTTATGAATCATGTCCCTTTTTCACAATATTGTCGGTTTTTGTATAAGAAACAAGAAACTCATGAATCCTTACACCATCTACCACGACAGGTCTTGGATTTCTTGGAATTCTTTCTTTCCGTGTTTCCTCACTTGAGCGAGAAAATACAAATTTTTGGCGGGTGGATACGAAATATTCTTCTGAATGAAATCGATTCTGACCTCCACGATATTGACGTGGTATTTCCCATGGAATACACCATCTTTCAAGAATTTCTAGACTGGGTGGAGGAACATCCCTCTTGTATCGACCTCAAGATTTATTTGCGACGAACCGTGAGGGAACAAGATAGTGTCATTGTGGCTCACTTTAACTTTATCGAAAACGACAAGACCATCGCCCTCGATATGTCCAATTATGAGAAATGTGATTTTGATTTTACGTGCAATTCCGGGTTTATCAAATACCCATCCCTCGACGATATCGGATTCAAGTATAGAAGAGGAGAACGGGACCTTATGGAACGACGACTGGTGCCTTGCTCTTCTTCTACAGGTCTAGACAGGTATCTCAAGATGTTGAAACTGGGATTCCAAATCGTGGACACGTCGGTACAACGCGACCTCAAGGAAAAAATATATCAAGAAACACCTTCACTGACCCGACAAGACATGATGGAACTTTGTCATTTGTGTTCCATCGAAATTCCACCAAAAATCCTCGCCCTTCCCCATCCCCAATATACCTCCATCCTTTTGCTCGGGGACCATGACAACACGGTAAAACCAACGCCATCCTACCAAACGTGGTTAAAAGACTTGGACCACCATGTAGACCCCTGTGCTACCATAACCACGGGTAGTTTTCATCCGGAGAACATTATTACCCATACGATCCAGTATTTGGTGCAACGCCAACCTTCGCGTGAGGTGGTGTGGGTTCGTTGGAGCGACCATAAAGAACAAGTTTCCGAGGACACGATCAAAGAGTTTCGCAAGACTATACCCTTGGGGACAATGAAAACCATCTCGAATATTCTTTTCCGGACTTCGTATTTGCTGGAAGAAGAGCATGATAAAATTTTTGTGTTTCCAGGAAACGAAGTGACCGAAATGGAGACATTCACCGTGAACCTCATGAACCGTTCATTGGAAAGAGTTCCGATGGAAGAAGAGTCGGCGTCGAAAGAAGAAGAATCGGATATTCTAGACTGTCTCATTCTTGGTGGTGGTGTAGCTGGAATCACCTGCTTCCGAGAACTATGGGACCACGACTATCGCAATCTCGTATTGCTAGAAGCGAGACCCACCCTTGGTGGTCGTGTCCACGCCATTGAATGGGAGGGAAACATGGTGTCGCAAGGAGCTTGTTGGATTCAAGGTACTCACGACAACGAGTTTTATGATAAATACATCAAGGGAAAATTCGACTGTGTACCCACAAATTTTTCCAGCATCCAATTCATGAATTACCATAACGACCCCCTTCAGAAAGAGATAGACCACCTCAAAGTCCTTATTGAACATGCTGAATATAAGACAGAAGACGTCTCGATTCAATCTTATTTTGAGAAACAAGGGTTTTCCTCCAACACACTGTCCAAATTCATGGCGGAAAAATACATGATTGATTTCGAATATGGGGAGGAAAGCAAACATGTCGCGTTTCGAAACATTGCTCCCGATGTTCACAAGAATCATTTTAATAATCCATCCGTATATGTGAAAGGAGGTATGCAACAAATTTTGGAAAACATGGTACCCGAAGAAGGCAGGAATAACATTCATGTCAATGAAGAGGTCATTAACGTCACGGAAGAATCCAACGATGTGTTTATCGTAGAAACGAAATCGGGGAAATCCTTCAAGGCGAGGAATATCGTCTGCACGTTTTCGTTGGGTTTCTTACAAAACAATCCATCCATCATCCCGTCTTTGGCATGGAAACAAATCGAAGTGGAACGTTCCTTGGTCATGGCCGACTATGATTCCATCTACGTCAAGTTGGATAGGATATTTTGGGATAGGAGCAAAGAATTCATCTTCTTTTTTCATGATATGGAGCGTTATGCCATCACCATGAACCTTGGACACGACAAATATTTTCCCGGAGAACCGATTCTTGTTTTATACTTGTTTTCACACCACGCCAAAGAATTCGAGATGCTCTCTAGCGAGGAGGAAAAGATGGCAAGAATTAAAGAATACATTGCTCCGGATACGCACTATAACATCGTATCGTTTTGTACGAAAAGCTGGTCCAGAGATAAATTAACCTACGGGTGTTTTACGTACCGGTACTATCCTGACGTTGCACCCACCGATGTACCCTCGGTACATAATAAACATATTTATTTTGCCGGAGAACATATGGATAAAAATTATAACGGATACACCCAGGGAGCGTATTATTCGGCGAAAAAAGTAGCCAAACAAATTTTATACAAATAATTTTTTTTTTTTATTGTGTATTGTATAGAAATAGAAGTGAAAAATGGCAACCTGTAGTTGCAATCCCTATAGTTTATTGCCGACCGAATTAGTCATCCAGTTAGTAGGAAATCTAAACAATTTACGCACCGTCTTATTCAGTCAGATTACCAAGATTGATGATGCGTCTGGTTATAGTCTTTGCACCGTTTGGCGTATTGAAGATAATCACGTCGACTACTTGATTTCGGTCAGCCCTTATGCAGGACCTCCTCCCTACACGAATGTTACCAATGCAGATATCAAATTTTATTCTATTAATTATGCATTGGACGGTACCTTTATTCAAACGATTCTTCTAGACAACGTGTCCAGTGAACCCATCTCGGTTGTCCGGTCGTTGGTCACCTTAACCTACCGTAGTATCAATTACAACGTCAACTTTTCCTTGTACCAATTCGGTGACCCCTCCGAACAAAAACAGAATCTGTTGCATCTTTTCACCTTCCCCTCGTTTACCTTTGTACTCTACGGTAATATTGTAATGACGTTTACTCTGATTGATTATTTCCCCATCATCACCTACATTGGAAAACTAAACCATACGAAAGCCATCGTGGAAAGTTATTTCCAGTATGATAATGCCAATGGAACGACGTTGGCAATTATTAACAGTCAATTGGTGTTCTATTGGAATGATAAACAGTTTGCCCTTACCAATTTTTACCCCGACATCAACGATACCATCTACTCCTCTAAAGCGCAACCCGCCAACCTGTCTTGTTATATTTTCATTGGTGGTCAGAATGTCTTCTCTTCGATTAAACGGGCACGAAACCCTGTCGACCCCACTGACTATAACATTATCCGGAAAGCTACTGCTGGCTACTTTGACCAATACACGGGTGATGAAGCCGAAGGTGGTAAGTTAGCCTATATTAGTTTAAGAACCTTTGTCAAGATTAACGAGGTTGGCCCCTTTGATATTAAATATTTAATTGCGTTTACGGATACCAAAACAGCCAACGTGTTCCCAAAATACGCCGTGATAGGTGTCACCAATTTCAAGGATAGTCAGGTGAAACTGCGTACGTATTCTTTACCTATTACGTTTACCGATACCAAGGACCCTTCTTTCCAAAACTACAAACAATTGTATTTCAAGTATTCTCCGACTGGGATCACTATCTATACCCCTGGATTTGACCAATTCCTATTCTTTGAAGCAGGAAGCATCACTCTCAATGATGTGACCATGACGCTTCTATCCGCGGATACCGAACGGTCTGCGTACAGCCCTGCTGAAAACAAGTCCCATAAATTTATCGCGCCGACACCTGTCAAAAACACCTTTGAACACCGGTTCAATAAACCAAAGGATTTCTAAAGGTCCTTATAAACTGCTTTCTTTAACCCTCTTAAAAAAGCGTACGCGTAAGCGCGCGCGGAAGATTTACTTTTCGTAAGCACAGCACGCACCGTGTTTCTAAAATGCCTTTATGGCCTCCTCGAGATTTTCTAAATGCTTGAAAAGACCCCGTAGCTTCCACAATGTTTGGTCCGTATTCTCCTTTTCGAGCATAGAAAGCGCATCTTGAATACGGTGGAGAATCTTGAGGCGGTACCCCTCCAGGTTGTCTAGACGCCGTTGCTTGTCATCCATAGTCGATGAATGTAATGGATTCGCAAGAATCTGTATAAAAAAAAATAGAAGGGGAGAGATGAATCAGAAAAGAAATAAGACATGGTTTCTTTTCTTACCAATGCTTTACAAAAATAAATACACCACAGTATCACTTTTTCACATCGTTTCCTCGAATGTCTCCCCGTAAAACTCGCGACATTCTTGGAGGATGCGCTGACCCCATTCACGTTCCTTCACGAGGAGGGCGCCCAGGAGCTCGGACCGGTGCTTGGATTCTTCCCGATGCAACAAGAGATGGTCAGTGAAATGAATGGCCGGAACTCGTTCCTTGCAATACTTGCAGGGAACCAGACGCAACAAACACTCGCTTTCCAGGTGCTCGTCCATCGACAACAGCGTGCTCTTGGAACATTGCGAGCATACGGTCATATCCTCTTCCGGGTGCTTGGTTTCTTCTACCCAACACGTGTGGGTTTGCGACACGGATTCCACCACACCGCACGCCGAGCACGACACCCGAAGCGCGTTCAAGCACTGCTGTGAACAATGCTTCTCGAGGTCCTGGTGGTCCGACGCCACATACTCGCAAGAAGGACATGTCAGGGACGACGTCGTGTCCTGTCGTATCAAAAAATAATCGGTGCGGAAAGGCACCCTCTCCAGCAGTTGGGGATTCACGCTGGTATCACAAAACAAACATTTCAAGAATTGTTTCCTCTCGTGGCGTGGTTTATCCATTTCAAACAACTGGAGGCAACACGCCTTGCAGTACCGGATCATCGAGTGGCAATGGATGTTGTCATTCGAATAACACGGGAATCCAGTGATTTCCACGGGAACACGACAGGTTTCTAAACACAGGGGGCACGATAGGCTGTCCATTTTCATTCCTGGGACCACGTATTTAAACTACTTTTCATTCCATTAATTCACGAGAAGGCGGCTTTTTTGTGTCGCGGGGTCCTTGACCACCTCGATAGACTGGTGAACAAAGTCCTTGATGGCGGGGAGATGGGATATCAGCAACACATGGTCGGTAATGTTGGACAAGAAATCAAACAGGTGAGAAATATTGCTGATGCGTTCCTGGTCCAGCACCGAGATGCCCTCGTCAATGATAAAGAGGTTGGAGCGGGGCAGGTTGGCGAATTTCGAAAAGCCCAGCTTTAGGGACAAATCAATAATAAACGATTCCATCCCCCCGAGGTAATTGGACACCTTTTTCGACGACGTTTCGATCCCCACCACCACCTCCTTTTCTTCCACACAGAGCACCAGCTTTTTTTCCAAAAAGGGAGAGATGAGCGCGTTCACGTCGCCCTCGATGACAGGAAGTTTCTTTTTCAGCAAAAAGAGGGGCAATCCATCCCTTTCGGTGGTCGTCACCAGCAGTTCCAGGTAGTGGGTCTTGTCCGTGAGGCCGACATACTGGTCCCTGTCCTTCTTCCATTCTTCCCACAGGGTCGCGGTAGTGCTTTTTTGTCGTTCCATGTCCTGGAATTCCTTCTCCTTCACCCCCAGTTTCTCCTGGACGGTGCGCTTTTCCTCCTCGTACGTTTCCAACGATTGGTGGAGTGTTTCGTTCTCCAAGAACCATTCCTCTTCGACACGAAGCGTTTCCAGCTCCATACGGTACTGGACGAGGTCTTCACCCGCCTTTTCTATTTTTGTCTCGAGGTCTTTGCTCTTGGCCTCGTAGGCCCTGCATTTCTCCACGATATCCTCGATACCCCCGAGCCCCTTGTCCCCGTCCAAAAAATCGTTCCATAACTCGTGGATGCGCGAATAGACCGCCAGATTCCCGAGACATAAGAGCATGCGCTCGTACGTTTCGCGGAGCGGGTCGCTCGCCATTTGTTTTTCCAGCTTGGCGACCTTGACGTCCATCTTCTTGGCCGTCCGAGACGCCATGGTGTTCTTGTACCGCGCCTCGAACACGGCAAATTTTTCTCTCGATTGCAGAATCTCCTGCTTCCGTGAACAACATCGCTGCTGCACCTGGCGACGCCGAGAAAACAGTTCACGCACCGCATCCAACAACTTGTCCCACGCAGAAAACGACGGGACCGAATCGGGAGGAAAGAGGGGTCCGAGTTTTGCCCAGTGGGTGCGACAGTCCTTTTCCAACAACGTCACACGGGACTTGAGACGCTTTCCTTGCACCACGTTTTCCTTGCGCTCCAGGTAGTGGGGGTTGCTCATACAGCACGTGCAGTTCTTGTTAAAGAGGGTACCCTCGTTGGTATCGAGTTGCTGTCGCACCATCTCGTAGCGACACTGCGCCTTGTGAAATTCCTGGACCCCTTTTTCCAGCTGTCCAAGCACCGTTTCCATTTCTTCCGAGAACGGCACCACTTCCGCCGTTTCCATTTCTTTCCATTCTTGTGCTTCCCGTTCTTGTTGTGCCACCATGGCTTCGTACTTCTCGGTCCAGTAGCTCCACTCCTTGGATTCCGACAATAGATTGGAGGGTTCCCATGCGGGTTTTGTCGAGAGGAGCGCCCTGATTTCCTGTTCGTACACCGCTTCCTTTTTTTTCCATTCCTTGGTGATGTCGGAAGAGGAGGCAACGCAGGTTTGGACATTCTTGTACACCTCTTGCCATTCGCGATGGGTCATGGTGGAATGGTAAGGGCTGTGCGTGGAAAACAAGGCATTCGTTTCCAGCCCCCCCTCTTTTTTCTGCGCGTGTTGTTGGATCTTGGCCTCCAGCTCCTCCACATTATGCTGTGCGAGGTATTTAACATAGTCGTCTTTTTCGGTGGTCATCGTGGCAAGAAGTTCGCGGATTTTCT